ATCGATTATAAATTGAGTACTTGGGGCATTCGCTTCCGCGTAACAAACACAACCAATGTCGAAGTAACAGGTCGCCGTCGTGGCTGGGAATATGAACTGTTTGGCGATGCCATGTCAGCCAGCTTCCCGATTGGCTTTACCAAAGAAGTAACGGTAGCTTTTTCTGGAGATGATGGCGCTCTTAGGGGTAACATTATTGCCCGTGGAACTATTGTGGCGCGTCAAAATCCAACAACATTTAAAGACCAAACCAAGGCCTGGATTACCCAATACATTGTTGATGGTCCGAGCATGGTTGGCGACTGGAAAATTGGGTCGACAATCAGGGCAACACTTCCGATCACGTCTAGGAATCCCTTCTTGGACGACCTTCCAGACCAATACGATGAAATTGGGGTTAGGTTGCATGTGCTGTCGCTTGAAACTGTTGTTCAACCGCCTAGCTATACCGCAGAGCGAGCTTTTGAAGAAAACAGCCAAATTAACGACATCAGCTATTACAACTCGTTGCTAACTAAGTCAAACGAAAGCAGCCCCGAGCACGAGATTGTTTACGTCAACGAAGCTGTTACCAACTCAAAGACGCCGAACTACGACAAGATGGCGCTTGCAGGCTTGGCGCTGAAAGCATCACGCAATTTCACCAGCCTTAATCAACTGCGCGTTTGGCTGCCTAACGGTGTCCCCGTACAAAAGTTTTATCCCAACTTAAGAGATGATGAGAAAATTGGACCAAGCAACAAGTTCACCGATTTGGTGTACCACCTACTGACGGATAAAACTGCAGGCGCAGGCAATACCATCTCGCCGGAACTGATTGATTCCGCTTCGCTGCCTGCAACAGCTCAATTCCTAGAGCAATACAAATTGTTCTTTGATGGTGCAATTGATCAGGCAGTTAATATCCGTCAGTTCATCAGCAATTTGGCGCCATTTTTCCTGACTTCGTTCGTTATCAAGAATGGCCAGTTCACGGTAATTCCTGCTGTACCGACTACGCCTTCCGGCTTGATTTCGGAGGCACCAGTTCAAATCAAGCAGCTGTTCACTTCGGGCAACATTATTGAAGACAGCTTCAATGTTGAATATCTCGGCACTGAGGAGCGCAAAAACTTTGTGGCTGTAATGCGTTATCGCCTAGAGCAGCGCAACCAATTGCCGGAAGAGCAAACCCTTGTTGTTCGCTGGGCCGATTTGCGTGAGCCAGACACGCGTGAAACGCTTGACACGACGAAATACTGCAACATTGAAACGTTCGACATGACGCAGTATTGCACCAGTCGTGATCATGCCTTTATGGCGGCCAAGTATTTCATGTCACTGCGTCGCCGCGTTACCCATACCATTACCTTCAAAACAACGCCTAGGGGCATCAGCCTTGCGCCCGGTGACTACATCCGTGTAATTACACAGGCAAATGTTTACAGCGCGGCTAACAACGGTGTCGTCAGCGCAACTGGCGAAATTACTTCTGTCACGCCACTGTCAGACGGCAGCTACAACGTCTTCTACTGGAACGCAAATTACGACGATCCAAAGACTGAAACAATGGTTGTAGCAGGCGGCAAAGCTATTGAATCTAAATTCTTTGGGGCTATTTTTACCGTCGAAGATGCCACTGTTTCCAGCAACACTTACATGGTTGAGCAATTAACGCTTGACGAAGACGGCCTTGTAAACATTGTGGCCGCGCACTTTCCCACAACTAGCACGTTCAACAGTACACTGGCTCAAGACCTGCTGAACGATTCGGCGTTCTTGACGGAGGGCTGACGATGCCGTTTCCAGCACTATCTCCAACAAGCCGCGATTTCACGCCAGGTGACTGGCCGATCAAGACGTACAACTCCCAGTCAGGCGCCGAGGTTCGCATCCTGTACGGCGACACTCGCACCAAAATGGAGCTTTCACTGGGTTACGACAACATCAGTGACGCCAACGCCAAACAGTTCTTGGATCATTACGACGAAACCAAGGGCACTTATTCGACCTTTGTGATTGATGCTGCCGCCCGTGCTGGCTGGGGCACTACGGCAAGTGCCATTGATGCCAGTGGCGTCAACCGTTGGCGTTATGCCGATGCACCGCAGATCACTGCAGTAAGACCGGGGCGTAGCAGCGTTAAAGTGAATCTGGTGGGTGTCTTCTAATGGCCAAGGTCTTTACTGGCAAAGATGGGCGCCTGCTGCTCGACGGCGTGGAGCAAATCAAGGTGACTAACTGGTCACTGACCGGCAACCTTGAAATGCTGGAAACCACCAGCTTGGGCGACAGCCAACGCACCTACGCACCTGGCGTTCAGGATTTCAGCGGTAGCGCCACGCTGCTGTACTACAACGATGGTGCTGGCCGCAACGATGCTGTTACTGCGCTGCGCAAGGTATTGAAAGTCAGTGGCGTTAGCGATGGCGACACCGTGGATATGCGACTGCGACTGGTGGAGGGCAGCTACAACCGTGACGTGCGGCTTGTGACTTACATCACCAGTGTCAGCTTTGGCGCCAGTGTTGGTGAAGTTAGTTCAGCGCAAATTAACTTCCAAGGCACTGGTGCGTTGACTTCGGTGACCTTGTAATGGGCATCTATCTCGGCAACTCTGGCTCGATTGAAGTCCGGCGTAAATCGCTTGAGGATGGCAAGGATTCGATCGTCAACCCCAGTGATGTAAACGCCCTGCGTGATCGCTTTAGCTTTGATTTTGACGAAGGCTTTTTGATCAGTGGCGACCTAGCGCAGTTTCGCAGTCTGGACGGCACCACACTGGATTTTGTTGACCCAAGCGGTTGGGTAGTCAATGCTGTTCAAACCAACGGCAACTGGTACGTCCACGTTGATGAGCTAGGCGGCATCAGGCTTTACAACAATTTTGATGACAGCTTGGAAGGCGGAAGCAGTGGCCTGGTGCCATTGGTTGCGATTAACCGTGATATTCCAGTCAACGTCAAGATCCGCGACCGTGATATCAGACTGCTGGCATCAATTACTGACTATGAGTTAAACACAAACCGCGAAACCGTAGACATTACGGCGTTAAGCGATGAGCACAGGCAGCAGTACAGCAGCCTGATTAGTGGCTCGGGCTCAATCACCGCTCAATGGGATTATTTCAGGGATGACGGTTCCGAGCCTGTTCATTACCTGATGCAACTGGTACTACGCACCGAAATCGGATCTGAGTTTGGCGCCAAGCTGTACATCAAATCGCCCAATGCACAGCCAGCAGATGTAGCCATCCCGTTGGAGCAGTTCAACGATTCGCTGTGGTGGGAATTTGACGCGCTTGTCACCAATAGCGCCACCAGTTTCGCCCCCGGCGACGTAATTGTTAGCCGCGTTGATTTCGTGACGACTGGTCCGATCCGCCTTCGTGCGGCAACTCGCCCCAACCGCTTCCTGCTTCAAGAATCCGGCGACAAGATCACACTGGAGCAAGATCTCAGCTCCGCATTGCTGTTGGAGGAAACAGACCGAGACGCCTAAACTAGGTGTAGCTGTAGACCGGAAAAGGCGTGGCCGACCTTCGCATTACCGAACTCGCCGCGCTTGCTGGCGTTGATTTGACGGCAGGTGACCTACTGCCGATTGCTGACATCAGCGCCAGTGAAACCAAGAAGATCACTGTCACTGACTTTTTTGGTAACGCCAGCACGCTGATCGCTGACGCCACCATTCCCAGTGGCAAGATCCTGTTTGCGTCTGGCACTATTCCGGGCACGGTGCTGCAGACCGGCGCCATCAGCGCCACTGAACTAGCAGCGGATTCAGTCACCGAAGTCAAGCTGGCGGATGAAAGCACCGTCAACCTTGTCACCACGCTTCCTGCATCGGGCGCGTATATCGGTCAACTGGCGCTTGATACCGACGATCTGAAGGTTTACTGCTGGGACGGCAGCGTTTGGCAATCCATCAAAGCCGCCGGTTCAGTCAACACGGTATTGGCCACTGGCAGCGGTGTTGTCACGGTCAGCGTTACCACCTCTGGTGATCAGGTCAGCATTGCCACCAGCCTGAACGACACCACAGGCGCAGCAGAATTTCTTGCTGGTCCTACTGGCGGCGCTGGTGCTGTTAGCTATCGCCCGATTGTCGGTAGCGATCTTCCTACGGCTACTACATCTGCCAAAGGCGGTGTCATCGTCAACGGTGATGGCCTGCGGATGGATGGCCAGACCATCGAAGTTGATAACGAC